GATCAGCTCAGGAGGATTGCAAAGTTCTTTTCCGTTCTATACCACTGCCGCAGGATCTGAGTTTGCTGATTTAGAACTAACTGGCATTCTGACCGCAGGAAACGATATCAACGTCTCAGGAGATGTCGCGGTCGTTGGCAACATCGGCTTTGACGGAGTCATCTACGGAACGACCGCGCTGACTGGTCCGAACATCAACCTAGGTGGAACCAACACGCGCCTCTGGGTATTCAGCGACTCTGCCGCCGACTTGGTCACATCAACCTCAACCACTCGATCTGGCGTTCTCGTGACCAAGTCCACCGCAGGTCAGCCAAGCACCAACATCAACGGCATCGCTACCACCGACGCATTCGCCGACTCGCTCCGCAACGGCGGCATCGCCGTAGACAGCACCAACAACCGTGGCTACTTCTACTCAGGCGGCTGGAAGTTTGCGGCGCTGACCACGCCATCGGACTCACGCCTGAAGGATGAGATCACCGAGATTACTGGCGCACTAGACACCCTCCGTCAGCTCGTGCCGGTGGCGTTCAAGTGGAAGGCACCAGAGGCACACGGCCGCACCGACGCAGTCGCCGACGATGGCAAGCGCCTGGGCTTCATTGCCGATCAGGTCGCCACGACTGACTTGGCGCACTGGGTGGAGACACTCGGCGTAGATGAGCGAGAGGCGCATCTCGTTGATACGACTGAGGTGCTTGCCGTCAACATCCCTCAGAACGAGATGGAGGCGCTCGTGGTGCAGGCGCTGCTCGACATCGACACGCGCCTGAAGGCGCTGGAGTCACGATGACCCCACGCCAGATTGACCAACTGATCGAGCGACTGGACGCGCACTCGGCGAAGCTCGATCAGGTGCGCTCGGATGTGGACAAACTCAAAGGAGGACTAGTGGCTATCGGTGCGCTGTTGTTCAGCGTACTTGTGCCGCTACTCGCATCGCTGCTCTCTAAGTGAAGCGCGCCGCGTTCCCACTGCTGGGGATCATCTTCAGCACGCTCATCTTCCTGCCCATCGTGCGCGCTGAGGATCTGCCGCAGCAGGGCGTGACGATGACGGTCTACCCAGAGATGTCGTGGCCGTTCGAGCCGTGGGTCACGCCACCGACAACCGAGCCGTGCTACTCCGCCGTCGTGCCAAACATCGACTACGACTGGGGTGGCGCTCCACCGGCAGAGGGCTGCCCAGGCGACTTCTTCGTCATCAACTTCACAGGCTGGCTGACCGTGCCAGAGAGCGGCCAGTGGGAGTTCCTCAACTGGAGCGACGATGGCTGGAGGATGACGCTAGACGGCGTGCTGACGCTTGATGACTGGAACTTCCACGGCTGCGGCGGTCACTGGTCTGGACCGAATGAGGGCTACTCGCAGCTCGTCGCAGGTCAGTCCTACGCGCTCGACATCTGGATGTTCGAGTGGGGCGGTGCCGCGTGTGCGCGCCTCTGGTACGGCGCACCAACTCTCGGCTACGGCACCGTGCCAACTGAGTGGCTGACTACCAGCGCGCTACCAACGCCAGAGCCAAGCGCAGAGCCGTCACCAGAGCCAAGCCCAGAGCCATCTGTTGAGCCAACGCCAGAACCAAGTCCATCAGAAACTCCATCGCCGGAGCCTACCCCAAGCCCTACAGAAAGTGAGTCGCCAAGTGTTGAACCAACCCCAGAACCGACACCGACTGCCACACCCCAGCCGTCGCCCACGCCAGAGCCGTCGCCAGTTCCTACTCCGACAGCTACCGCTACTCCTACTCCCACTCCTGTACCTACTCCTGAACCGTCAGTAGAGCCGTCACCGACTGAGACTCCGACGCCGTCACCGACAGAGACTCCGACACCTGAGCCAACCGTGGAGCCAACACCGTCGCCATCACCGTCACCAGATAACATTGCGGAAGAAGCAGCAGCGGTCGTTGGTGAGACAATCGCGGCAGTAAGCGAAGCAGTCGGAGAGGCGGCAGCCGCAGTAGCGGAGACCGTCACGCAGGCTGTGGAAGCCATCGCCAATCTCGGCAAGGATCTCTCTCCAGTCGAGAAGCAAGAGGCTGCACCGGTCGCCATCGCCATCATCATCGGTCAGGTAGCCAGTGCGGCCGTCGCCGCAGCATCGACCGCCGCCAGCGCAGCAGCTGCAAGTGCAGCCAGAAAGGCAAGCAAGTGATCAAGCGGATTATCATTGACCTAGTCGGCGGAGCCTGGACGATCCTAGGCTTGCTCTTCGCTGTGGTCGTTCTGCCAGAGGGCGACACGCAGTCCACGATGGCGACGCTATTCGGTGGGCTGACATTGATCTGGCTGTTGACTGGACCACTTAGGTGGATGGAGGAATAATGAGCGCAGCAGATCACATCGAGCAGATCCACGAACAGGGGTGGACGCGCATCAATACCGCGCCAGGTGAGTGGGTGGCACTTGTCCTGAGCGCCGATAACAGCGCCTTCGGCGGCACGCTCTGGAAGCAGGGCGCTGACGGCAACGACTACACAGAGGGCTGCACTGAGGGATTCCCTATCAGCGCCGCGCTGGACTTTGACGCAGCCGGTCGAGCGCTTGCCGTACTCGTCAAGAAAGAGAACGCAGCGTGAAGTACCGCGTCAAGTCGCAGCTCTACGCCGATGCTGAAGCGCAGGTCAAGGGTGCAGCCAATCAGATCCTTGATGACTGCACTTGGTCATCCGCTGCGGCCGCAGTCTCGTGGGCTTCTGGCTATGCGGTGGACTTCACCGCTGCTCAGGGAGTCGCCGCATTCGAGAAGGCGACAGGGCGCAAGGATGTGCAGGGCAAGAACGACGCAGGCGGCTCGCTCGCTGAAGCCGTCAAGACCATCGCCGTACTCGGCGGCAAGGCGCGCTACGCGAAGTCGTGGGATGACGCGATGGCAGCAGCCAAGCAGGGCGCTGCTCTTATGGTCTGGGTGCAGCAGCCAGTCGGCTACCCAGATGTGCGCATCTCGAAGTGGCACGATGTCTGGAAGAAGTGGTGGACCAAGAAGGACCCAGCGCACCTAAAGGCTGGCTACGGCCATATGACCTCCGCAGGCTGGGATGCCGTAGACGGCTGGCAGTGGGCGTGTCCGACTCGTGACGAGAAGGTCGCCGCTGAGAAGTACGGCGTGCCGGTCACAGAGGCGCAGCTGCGCCAGATCGCCAACAGCAAGGTCAAGGCAAAGAAGGTCAAGGTCGATTACAAGTGCCTGCTGATCGTCACCTACCCAGGCAAGGTTGCCACGCCTGCGCCAGTCGCAGCGCCTGTGGTCGCTCCTGCTCCTGTGGTAGCGCCAGTAGTCGCACCTGCACCTGCTCCTACAATCGTCGTACAGGCACCACCCAGCCACGCTAAGGAGGCACCAATGCCAAAGGTCACTAAGACAGCCGCCACCATTGCCGACGCAGAGGCAGCCCTGCTGCGCGTTGACTGGGATGAGAAGAGCAAAGAGGCCGTGTCGGCACTCGTTGCCGCCGCCAAGGCGAGCAACGGCAAGAAGGGTCTCCGCGCCAAGATCGCTGCGTCAGCGAGCTGGATCATCGCCAACACCGGCATCGATGAGATGGTCGTTGAGGCACTCCGCACAGGACTCGGTACCGCGCTCGCTCTGCTCTTGGCGACTGGTAGCCAGTTGACCAAGCTCGATGCAGATCAGGCGGATATGATCCTTGCCGGTGCAATCGCCGCCTGCCTTCAGGTCATCGTCCGAGCGCTCAACCCTGACGATCCGAAGTTCGGCGTGGGCAAGGCGAAGCAAGAGATCCGCAACGGCAACGGCCTGCACAAGTAGATCGTGCCAGTCAAGGTCGCCAAGCCATTCGACACCTGCGCTGTCTGCGAGATCCAAGCGCGTGTCTGGGAGGTCGAGTCTGCTGACCTGAAGATCTGCCGCATCTGCCTGAACCTGCTCGTGGAGTTCTCCGATGAGGAACTATCTCAGCCGTCCTAGGCGGCATCTCCTGGGTGGCACCTCCTCCACCCAGGAGACTATCCACCCTGCATAAAACATATTCACACCACAAGTTGTGCGCGTGGGGTTGACGGCTGCTTGCCGTTGAGCGTATGCTGCTCCTGCCAGTGAGGAATGAGCCATTCGGCTCTGCTGGTACAGGAGGTCTTTATGAAGAGGAAGCCACAGACATTCAGCGTTCTGAAGAACGGCAAGCTCACGCGCTACTACGATCCGCGCACACCGGACAATCGCAACCGACCGAAGTCTGACTTCGAGTGGATGCGTGAGTACACCGAGATGCCGAGCATCGCAGAGATTGCGACCTACGCCATCTTCGTTGCATCGATCATCGTGCTGTTGATCGTCGGCGGTTCGCTATGAAAGTGAACCGAAAGTCCACGCCGCAGATGGTCAAGCACAAGACCTTTGCCAGCGACTTCCAACGCCTAGAGCGCGAGCAGCACAACCGCGAGCGCTTCACCCTGACCGTCGCCATTATGGCGTTCTGGGTCGTGGCCGTCTTGGTCTGGAAGCTGGTGCAGCGATGAGGTGCGCCTACTGCAAGGGTCCAGTCAAGACCAAGTCGACACAGAAGCGCGATCAGATTTGCGGCGTGTGCTGGGCGCTGTTGATCCAGATCGCTAAGAGCCAGGCAGTCTTTGGTCGCACGCAGTGACCAAGTGGAAATGCACGATCTGCTGGAGGCAGATGGCAACGGAGGTCAAGCCGAATCTGATTGAGCGTCTCTGCCCTGACTGCAAGGTCAGTCATTGGCAGAAGGTCGTAGAGATCTACGAGACAGGCGACAAGCAGCGACTGACAGAAGCGAAGGGCAAACTGCGCGCCGCAGTGAAGGCGTTGAAGAAGACACAGGAGGTCAAGTGAGCAAGCGCTTTGAGTTTGTATCCGCACCGCAGCGGAGTCCAGAGTGGTTCGATCTTCGGAAGGGCGGCATCACCGCCACCGGTATCACCGCCATCAACGGCACATCGCCGTACAAGACGGCGTATCGACTCTGGGCAGAGTTGACTGGTCAGGTCGGTGAGCAGGAAGTCGGAGCGGCCGCACAGCGCGGTCAACTGCTAGAGCAGGCAGTCGCCGACTACTACACCGCCGAGACTGGCAAGAAGCTGCGGAAGAGCAACGGCATCGTGCGCCTGAAGGAGTTCCCTTGGGCGATGGCATCGTTGGACCGCACCATCGTCGGCGACACGACAGGTCTCGTAGAGATCAAGACCTCAACGAGCAACCGCTGGCAGATCTTCCCAGTGCCGCCTGAATATGTCGATCAGGTGCAGTGGCAGATGTTCATCACTGGCGCGTCGTACTGCGATGTCGCGGTGCTGCTCTCTGGCTTGGTGTTCCGCATTGAGCGCGTGGAGGCTGACCCTGTCTACCAGACGCAACTGTTTGACAAGGCCGTCCTGTTCCGCGAGTTGATTGCGAGCAACACGCCGCCACCTCTGACCGGCAACGACAGCGACACGCTCGCTGAAGTCAAGCCGCAGAGCAACAACACCTACGCCGTGGCTGATCCGCAGCTGGATCACATCGCGCGGCTCTACATCGAAGCGAAGGTGGAGGCAGAGGCTGCCGATGCCGCGCTGAAGGAGATGGCAATCGCCATCAAGGAAGCCATCGCCGATGGCGAAGGAGTCAAGGGTCAGGGTTGGCTTGCCACTTGGAAGACCAACAAGAGCAGTGTCAAGGTGGACTGGGAGAGCATCGCAGATGTCC